AGGTTTTGATGTACGATTCCTCTTTTTCCCTTGGCAATTAGTTGCTAATAGAGCTTTGCCTGTTCTGGGAGCTTATAGTTCTGCGAATCCCATCGTCGTGACAGTTAATGGTATACCTGCTGCCAGCGCTGTTAATGTGGTAGTCCCTGGAAGTCTGCATCCTTGGACAGTTGCAATGAGATCTGCTTTAATGCGACCTTGAGTCTAGCACTGACTTGTGACCCTTAATTTTAGATGAGATTTTAAAGTTTTAACAATAACAATTACAATGCCCTATGAATGGATTAGACTTTTATAGTAATAGAGGCGACACGAGAATGGCGAAAGCAAGATTACTACTTTCTCTTATGTCTCGAGACATGGTAGAGGATATCATAGCTCTCATTCAATGGCGTGGGCACGCTGTCGTAAATGATATCTTTGATACTCAACCATCCGCCTATGACCCCGGTCATCCTTTAGCGATATTATCGAGAGAATATATGGCTGATGAGGACGTTCCCTTAGTGCTCCTTGGTTTGTCTACAGTCATGTTTGGCACGATGAGAAAAGCCAATATGCTAGGTATGGACCAATATAAAGAGATCCTTCGAGATGCCTTTAGTCTGGACGCTGCCATGGCAGAATCGATCGCAAAGAATATTGAGACCTACGATGTCATTCCATGGAAAGACAGCGCGGGAAATTTTAACTGGTTAGCTATTGGTGAGAAGATACTCGAAGGACTTCGTAAAGCCGCAAACTGGTTGCCTGAGCGACTAGGGATCCCATGGGAAATTGATCAGAATCAGAAATACGATCGGGATTTCTTATATGAAATGTCAAAGTTAGGTGAAGCTATTGTATCACTTAATCGAAGAGCTCGCCTCATGACATCCCAGGCACAAATCAGTTTAAGTCTTGGTATGCTGTCTACGGGCGACCCTGAAACTGAAGGGGATATCGACGCGGAAATAGGAGAAACCTTCGTGAGAGTGATTCAACGAGAATTACCCCCGGCTATATATGGATCTTTAGCGCCGTTAGCCCGTCTTGGTAGAGCGTCGACAGCTCAGAAAGCCACCAATATACTGCGCACTGCCGGTTATGGAGTTACCCCGTCGGGTCAACTAGCTCAGGTTAGTCCACCAACGAATAAGAAGGTTCATAAGATAGTCAGTCAAATTTTGGCTATGAAGCCTAGCAAGGCAGCACTACTAGGGGCGGCTGCGGGATTTCTTCCTGCATTTCTGATTTCACTATTATCTAAAAAATCAGCTCTCTCTGGTGACATTACAATTGGTGATTCAGAAACCGCAAGAGAAATTGCTGATTTGTATGGTGACTCTATAGCGGACGCTTGGTTGGTGGGAGACATCGAGGAGATCGTAAAACACGCCTTAAATGACGCTTCACAAGAAGTCAGCATTGATGATCCGGATATAGAACAGAAAATTGATAAAGCAGTCGCGGAGGAGATAGCAGGAGATATCGAAAATATGGATCCTGAAATTGGCGGGTGGTGGTCTCGTCTCAAACGGAATTGGGCAAGACGGCGGTATCTGAGAAGGCGTAGGCGAGCAATGCGCCGTGCTGCACGGATTATGAGACGAATGCGCGAGGAGGAAGAAGCAATGAGATATAAAGCGATGGCCGACGCCGAGACTCCAGACAAATATATTAACTTCACTCCTCGATTTGACCCACGTATAGATTACGCTCGATATCATCCTGAAAGGTTTAGTCCT